ATAGCCGACGCGGATTTCGCCGCTAGGCATTCACCGCATCATAGAATGGCCGGGCAAGTAACTAAAGCGAAGACCGAAGACATAACTTTAAAAACAAAACTTCCGGAAGTTCCAAAGCCTAAGATCGAAAAGCGAGAAATCGACGGGCAAGAAATCGATGCGACTATCCTTCCTACTTATCCGGAAGACAAATTCGAGCGATATAGGGACGCGAAAGCGACCACGGAAGAACTTCGAGCGCGTAAATTAGAGCTTGAAGTAGCCGAAGAAGAAGGCCGTTTACTTGACGCGAACGAAGTTCGCTTACAAATTGCTAAAGAAGTTTCGCAAGTTCGTGAAGCGCTTTTAAATATTGCGCCTAAAATTGCCCCGATATTGGTATCAATTACCGACGTCGTGGTTATGGAAAACGCTATTATTGATGAAATCAACGTGGCCCTTGAGGGTTTATCGAGACTAACCAATGCAGAATGAAGAATGGAAGCCGGTTTTTGAGTACGAAGAATTTTATGAAGTTTCAAATTGGGGCCGTGTTAGGTCACTTGAAAGAAAGTTTACAAATTCCAGGGGAGAGAAAAGAACACTCCCGCAAAAACTTTTAATCGGGTATTTTGATCGAAAAGGGTATTATCGAGTTAAACTAACCGGGCTTCGGAAGCCGAAAAATTTTCCCGTTCACCGTTTAGTCGCGATTGCTTTTGTCAAAAACCATAAAAAAAGGCCCCATGTAAACCATATTGATGGCCTTAAAATGAATAATCATGCGGATAATCTCGAATGGGTTACTCCGGCCGAGAATAATAAACACGCTTTAGAAGCGGGTTTAAATAAAAATCCCCAAGAATGGAAGCGTTTAAATGGCGAGTATTAAATCAATTTCTCTTTGGTTTAAAGAAAATTTAAAGCCGGAACCACGACTAAGCGTTTCGGAATGGGCCGACGAAAATAGATTTCTTTCTAAACGGTCGTCGAGCGAATCCGGAAAATGGCGAACGTCAAGAACTCCGTATCTTAAAGAAGTAATGGACGTTCTTTCGGTTTTCAATCCGACGAAAAAAATTGTTTTTATGAAAAGTTCCCAAGTCGGGGGATCGGAATGCGCTAACAATTTTATCGGTTATATTATTGCCCATTCGCCGGCGCCGACAATGTTAGTTCAACCGTCAATCGATTTAGCGAAAAGGTATTCGCGTCTAAGAATATTACCTTTAATAGAGGAAAGTCCTAACGTCCGCGATAAAGTTTTAAAAACGAAGAAAAAAGATGCAAGTACGCTATTGCAACAAGATTTTTTAAACGGAACTTTGGTATTAACCGGAGCTAATTCGGCCGCTGGCCTTCGATCAATGCCGGCCAGGTTCGTTATGCTTGATGAAATCGACGCTTATCCTCGCGACGTTGAGGGCGAAGGCGATCCGATTGATCTAGTTTTGGCGAGACAAAGAACCTTTTCGAGAAGAAAAGCGCTTCTTATTTCTACGCCGACGATCGAAGGGGCCTCAAAAATTGCGGAAGAATTCGAAACTTCCGATAAAAGATTTTATTACGTTCCTTGTCCACATTGTAAAGGAATGCAAACTTTACAATTTACTCAATTAAAATGGCCGCAAGGTAGGCCACAAGAAGCAACTTACTATTGCGAGCATTGCGGAGAAGAAATCCAAGAAAGATTTAAGACCGAAATGCTAATGAATGGAAAATGGATCGCGACGGCGGAGAGTGAAACGGTAGGGTTTTTTATTAATTCTCTTTATTCTCCGCTCGGTTGGTTTTCTTGGGCCGATATTGCTAAAGATTACGAAGCCGCTAAAAAAGAACTAGAAGAAGAAAAGAAAACGGAAAAGATGCGGACTTTCATAAATACAATTCTTGGCGAAACATATAAAGAAAGCGGAGAAGCGCCGGAATGGCGTCGTCTTTACTTACGCCGGGAAGAATATAAAATTGGCGTTATCCCAAAAGGCGGGTTATTTTTAACTTGTGCGGCCGACGTTCAAAAAGATCGTATCGAGGCCGAAGTCGTCGCGTGGGGCGAGAATCAAGAATCATGGTCAATTGATTATCATACGATTTACGGCGACACTACTTTAGAAAAAACATGGGACGAATTCGCGGATTTTATCGAAATTCAATATGAACACGAAGACGGCCATCGTCTTCCTTTGAAATTAGTTGGAATCGATTCGGGTTATAATACGCAAGAAGTTTATAATTTTTGTCGGAAGTACCCTATTAGTCGAGTAGTTCCATTAAAAGGGTTCGATGAACTTTCGACGATCGTCGGAGTTCCAAAGGCCGTGGACGTTAAGCATCAAGGAAAGTTAATTAAAAAAGGTGTTCGCCTTTGGGGAATAGGATCTTCCGTTATTAAGTCCGAATTGTATGCGCGCCTAAGAATCGAAACGCCGCTTCCAGGTGAAAAAATACCACGCGGTTATTTACATTTTCCGCAATACGCCGAAGAATATTTTCGTCAACTATGCGCGGAAAAGATGATTATAAAAAAAGATCGAAAGGGGTTTACAAAATACGAATGGGTTAAAGAACGCGACCGAAACGAGGCCCTTGACTTGAAGGTTTATAATAGAGCGTTGGCCGCAATCATTGGGATCGATCGCTTCAAAACTTCCGATTGGGAGCGTTATAGAATAAAACAAACGCTTGCAAAACCGCTTGAAGTAAATGAAAATAAAAGTCAAGCGGTAAAAAAAGAAAAAAATTCAATTAAGAAAAAACGCTCATCGGGATTTTGGTAATGGTAGAAACGACCGGATTCACTTTAGAAAAACTTGTCGCATTGGAAAAAGCAATCGCCGACGGGACTTTACGCGTAAAATATTCCGACAAAGAAATAGAATACAATTCTATGAAAGAAATGTTACGCTTGCACGAATTAATGAAAAAGGAGCTTGGCTTAAAACCAAAACCAGGGGCGAGCGGAGTTTTCGGGGGCCGTCGAATTACAGGCGTTCACTCGAAAGGGCTTGATTGCGAATGAAAATTTTTAATTACGAAATATCTTTGGGCAAAAAGTCCAAAAGAAAATATGAAGGGGCCAGCAAGTCGAAGCGCCTTTCGCGTTGGTTCGCGCCTAATCGCGGGCCGAATCTTTCTATCGAAGGCGATAGCGCGACACTTCGAGCGCGTGCGCGCGACCTTAGAAGAAATAATTCTTACGCTTCAAAAGCGGTTCAAGTTATTTCGTCGAACGTAGTTGGAACGGGAATAAGAACCCAATTCAAAACAACGTCAAAACCCGGAACCGATACGCCGATCGAATTAGCGTGGAAGGAATGGGCGCATTCTACGGAATGCGACTACGAAGGAAGGCATGATCTTTTCGGTATTCAAAAAATTATAATGGACGCCGTTACGGAATCGGGCGAAGTTTTAGTTAGATTTCACTATGATTCGGAATCAAAATTTCCGTTAAAACTTCAAATTTTAGAATCTGATTTTTTAGACACGACTCGCGACGGTATCGTTAAAGACGGGAATACTATCGTTCAAGGCGTTGAGTTCAACGCTAAAGGGAAAAGAGTCGCTTATCATTTATTCGAATCGCATCCCGGAGAAAAAAACTTCGCGGCCCGATCGAATAGGATTCCGGCCGAACAAATTCTTCACGTCTTTGATACGCTAAGACCTGGACAAGTTCGCGGCGTAACTTGGTTCGCTCCGGTTATTGTTCGCATGAAAGACCTGGACGACTTCGAAGACGCTCAACTAATGAGACAAAAAATCGCGGCGTGCTTTACGGCATTTGTTCGCGATATAAATATCGAAACGCTTGATTCGGACGTAGAAATCGACGTCGAAGTCGCGGAACGAATGGAACCGGCAATGATCGAGCATCTTCCGCCGGGGAAAACCGTCGAGTTCGCTAATCCGCCGGGAGTTACCGGCTATAAGGAATACACGACGACCGTTCTTCGCGGGATCGCGGCGGGGCTTGGTATCACTTACGAAGCATTAACCGGCGATCTTTCGGAAGTAAATTTTTCTTCCGGCCGCATGGGATGGATCGAATTTTTTAGAAATATCCAAAAATGGCAAAATCAAATTATAATCGGCCAGGTTTTAAACCCGGTTGTTAAAGAATTTTTTAAAGCGTCGGCGATCATGGGGATCGATTCGCGCGAAATTGGTTTTTATCATATTCCGCCAAAACGCGAAATGATCGATCCGGCGAAAGAAATCCCGGCGACGGTCGCGTCTATCAAGGCGGGATTGTCAACTTTAAGCGAAGAAATCGCGGCTTTGGGGAAAGATCCATCGGATCACTTGGCCGAGTATAAAAAAGATATGGATCTTTTAGATTCGCTTGGTTTAACTTTAGATAGTGATGCACGACAACCGGAAGGCCAAGGCCGACCGCTAGGGAGTTAAAAGAATGAAGACTTTAAAATTAAATCCGGCGCAATTACGCGCGGGCTTCGTTCCGGAATCATATAATGAAGATCAAAAGACGATTGAAGTTATATGGTCAACGGGCGCGAAGGTTAAAAGGTATTCATGGGACGGGCCTTTTTACGAAGAACTTTCCATGAAAAAAGATAGCGTTCGTTTAGAAAGATTAAACGCGGGCGCTCCGGTTTTAAATAACCATGACACTTGGAGAGGTTTAAACGACGTAATTGGAGTCGTAGAAAGCGCTTCAATTAAAGGCGGCGAAGGCCGAGCGACTTTAAGACTTTCTTCACGTCCGGAACTTGCGGGGGTTGTCGAAGACATTAAATCGGGTATCATTAGAAATATAAGCGTAGGTTATGTCGTTCATAAATTTGAAGAAGTAAAAGCGAAAAAAGAAGAAGACATTCCTACTTATCGCGCGGTTGATTGGGAACCAATGGAATTAAGTTTTGTTGCAATCCCGGCCGATTATAAAGCGCAAGCAAGAAGCGAAGATTCAAAAAACGGTTATGAGGCCGAAATAATAACAACCGAAAACGAGGAAAGAACAATGGGAAAAAGAAACGAAAATGAAGAAATTGTTCCTACTCCGGAAGTTAAACCAGAAGGTGAAGTAAAGCCGGAAGGTGAAGTTTTACCAGAAGGCGAAGTAAAGCCGGAAGGTGAAGTTCAACCGGAAGGGGAAGTTAAACCAGAAGGCGAAACAAAACCGGAAGGGGAAGTTAAACCAGAAGAAAGCGAAGGCGCAAGATCGATCGAAAATGTTAGACAAAGAAGCATTCGCGACGCGGTTAAAACTGCGGGCCTTCCTTTAGAATTCGCCGAAAGATTTTTGGACGACACTAAAGCAACAATCGAAGACGCAAGGAAAGCGATCGTCGCCGAACTTGAAAAGAAATCTAGTACAAAAACAACTAACCAAAGAGCAGAGGTAACAATGGAAAATCAAGAATTAAGAAAACGTGCGGCGGTAAACGGACTTCTTCACCGTTTTGATCCTGAAAAATATAAACTTTCAAATGACGATAGAGAATTTAGACAAGATTCTATTATCGATTTAGCTAGAAAATATATGCATTCAAACGGCGTAAGCGGTGTTTATGATATGACACGCTCGGAAGTCGTAAAAAGAGCGCTTCACACTTCAAGCGATTTCCCGGAAATTCTTGCTAACGTAGCTAGCAAAATTCTTCGTGACGCTTACGAAGGCGCGCCAAATACTTTCATGCCATTAGTAACAACTAGAACCGTAAAAGATTTTAAAGAAATTACTTCTTTACAACTTGGAAACGGCGGAACTTTACAAAAAGTTAATGAACACGGGGAATATAAAAGAACAACTCTAAACGAAAGCGCGGAGAAATATAAAATCGAAAAATTCGGTTTAATCATCGGTAGAACTTACGAACTAATGATGAACGACGATCTTGACGCTTTCACAAGAATTCCGGCAAGAATGGGCGTAAGAGCGAAAGAAAAAGAAAACGAAGTTTTTTGGGCGCTTTTCCTTGCTAACCAAGTAATGGCCGAAACAGGTCTTTCACTTTTCCACGCTTCTCATAATAACATTGGAACGGCTTCGGCGCTTTCAATCGATGCATTATCAGAAGGCCGCGAGAAAATGAGACTTCAAAAAGATCTTGACGGTGAATTGTCAGGAACTAAACCGCAATATTTAATCGTTCCGGCGGCTTTAGAAACTAAAGCGGAGCAATTACTTGCAAGCGTAAATCCAAACCAAAATTCACAAGTAAACCCGTTTTCGGGAAAACTTCAAATTATTTCAGAAGCAAGATTGGACGCGGCTTCAAGAATTTCTTGGTATCTTGCGGCCGACAAAGCTATTCACGATATTGCGGAACTTGCTTATCTTGAAGGAGCGGCGGGGCCACAAATTACAACTAGAGAAGGCTTCGACGTTGACGGGATGGAAGTTAAAATTCGTCACCATTTCGGTATGAAGTTCATCGATTATAGAGGGCTATTTAAGAACGCCGGTTTATAATTTTAGTCGCGGCCTTCGGGGCCGCTTAACTTTTAACTAATTTAAAAAGGAAATATTTATGAAAAATTACGTTATGGAAGGGGAAAAACTTGAACTAACTGCGCCGGTAGGCGGAGTCGTTTCGGGGAAAGCGTACAAGATCGGCGCTCTTATTGTAGTTGCTACAGTAACAAAAGCGGCGGGGGAAAAATTTGTTGGGATTACCGAAGGCGTTGTTAAAATGCCTAAAGCGTCGGCGCTAGTATTAGCGGAAGGCGCGGCAGTAATGCATGAAGATTCTAACGGCCAAGTCGTAGCGGCGGGCGGCGATTGGGATTTCGGTTACGTTGTAGAAGCGGCGCCGAATGGTCAAGATTACGCTCTTGTAAAAATTAAAGCGGTTTAATAAATGGACTTCCGCGAGCGCGTTGATAAACTTTTGACTAAGGCGACCGATGTTTTCGGCGAAGAAGTTAAGGTTTATCCTCGCGCCGGCGGGGTTTATACGATTAAGGCCATTTTTGATAATGAATATTTTGGCCTTGATATTCAAACGGAAAAAGTCGTTTCAGTTAATCAACCCGTTTTAGGTTATAACATTAACGACATTCCCGTCGATATTGCGATCGACGATCAAGTAGTTATTAGAGAAATAAAATTCCGCGTTCAAGATAAACGCGAAGACGGGCAAGGCGGCGCCCGCCTTATGCTTCATAGGATGAAAACAAGTGACCGAATCGAAGACACTAGAATTCGTTAAGAGAAGAATCAAAGTCGCGGTTCGCGATCTTCTTTTAGAAAGAACCGAAGCAAAATCTAATGTAAAGATTTCGTCGTCTATTCCTACCCAATTAGAAGAATTACCGGCCATTCGAATTTATTCGACGAATGAATCCGTTTCACGATTCAACGAAGCGCCGAAAAATTATAGAAGAAATTTAAACCTTGCTATTGAATGCATTGACGTCGGAGAAAACGACGACAATCTCGATATGCGATTAGAAATTCTTGGCGAACAAATCGAGACTTTAATGGAAATCGATGAAACGCTTGGAAGGTTAGTTAATAAACTAGAATTAACTGGAAGCGCTTATCAGTATGAACCCGACGGGCCTAGTCCGGTCGGATCTTTAATTTTAACTTTTAGTATTGAGTTTTTCACTTACGCCCAACGCGAAAGCGTTTTAGACGACTATTTAAGCACGGGCGTAAAATGGGAAGTCGGACATGATAATTCTTCTTCGGACGGTGTTACCGACGCCGAAGATCGTTTACAAATGAGGCCATAATATGAAAACATTAATTAAACCAAAAGAAGGAATTAAGATCCTTAATCCGGCGACCGGGAGAATTCTTAGCGCGGAAGGCGAGTTAGTCGATCTTTCTACTTATTGGAGAAGACGAATTAAAGACGGCGACGTCTTAATCGTCGAAGTGAAAAAAGAAGAAATTTTAGACAATAAAAAAGAATCCAAAAATGGGGGTAGAAAATGACAATTAGTTTTAATCAAGTTCCTTCAAATTTGAGAGTTCCACTATTCTTCGCGGAGTTCGATAACTCTCGCGCGGTTCAAGGCGGAGCGCTCCAAGAATACAAAACTTTAATGATCGGGCCAAAACTTGCGGCCGGAACTAAAGCGGCTTTATCGGCGCCGGAATTGATTACGAATGAAGATCAAGCGAAAGAACTTTTTGGGGCGGGTTCGGTTCTTGCCGACATGGCCGCAAAATATTTAAAACAAACTAAAATTATCCCGCTTTATTGCGTGGCCGTGGACGATTTAGTCGCGGGCGTGAAGGCGCACGGCCTTATCGCTTTTGGGGGCGCTCCGACAAAGGCCGGCGTAATCTCATTTATGATCGGCGGAAAAAATGTTAAAATTGGCGCTTCGACTTCGGACACGCCTTCGACACTTGCTACGGCTTTAGTAGCGGCTATCATGGCCGACGCTGATTTAGTAGTTACGGCGGCGACTAATGCTAACGCGGGCGAAGTAGTTATCACGGCAAAAAATAAAGGTGAACAAGGGAACGAAATTGACCTTTCTCATTCTTATTTTACAGGTGAAGAACTTCCGGCGGGTGTAACGGTAGCTATTACAGGCATGGCGAACGGGGCCGGAAATCCGGATCTTGACGACGTTTGGCCGGTAATTGGTGAAGATCAATATATGCTTTTCGTTACTCCGTACTTAGACGCTTCTAATCTTACAAAAGTAGAAACTGAATTAACTAGCCGTTTTGGGCCGATTAGACAAAACGACGGCTACGCGCTTTATGCAAAACGCGGAACGGTCGGAACGCTTTCAACTTTAGGCGACTCAAGAAATTCTCAATTCTCGACGATTCTTGGTATGAAAGGGCCTTCTTCTCCGTGGCAATTTGCGGCGGCTATGGCCGGCCAAATTGGATTAGCGGCGCAAAACGATCCGGCTAGACCATTTCAAACTTTAGTCCTTGCGGAAATTTATGCGCCTAAAAAAGCGGATCAATTTACGCTTGAAGAAAGAAATACTTTACTTTTCCACGGAATCGCGACTTTCTTCATTGACGCCGGCGGATATGTAAATCTTGAAACAATTATTACAACTTATAAGAAAAATGCTTTCGGTTCGCCGGACATTTCTTATTTATACTTGAATACGCTTTTAACGCTTTCTTATCTAAGATTCGATTTAAAAGCGCGTATTACTTCAAGATTCCCACGTCATAAATTGGCGAACGATGGCGGCCGATATGCTCCAGGCCAAGCGGTTGTTACTCCGAATTCAGTTAAAGCGGAAGTAATCGCGAAGTTTAGAGAATGGGAAGAAAAAGCGCTAGTCGAAAATTTCTCTCAATTTAAAAACGATTTAATCGTCGAGAGAAATAAAGATAATCCGAACCGTTTAGATATTCTAATGAGTCCGGACACTGTAAACCAATTAATTGTAGTTGGTTGTAAAATTCAATTCATTCTTTAATTTAGGGGGATAAAATGGAAAGAGTCGGCGGGATAATCGAAATCAAAGCTAATGGCGAACTTTATAGCGCGAAAGGATCTTGGACTTATAATCTTGGAAAACCAAAAAGAGAAATGGTTATCGGTTCGGATTCGGTTCACGGTTATAAAGAAATGCCACAAGAACCATATATCGAAGGGACTATTACAGATAATAGTCAATTAGATTTAGAAACTCTTTTAACTCTTAAAGACGCGACCGTTACTTTAACGCTTGCGAATTCAAAAGTTATCGTTCTTCGTGAAGCGGTTTTTACAGGTGAAGGGAATGTCACTACGGAAGAAGGCGAAATCGCCGCAAAATTTTCCGGAAAATCGGCGGAAGAAGTTAGAAGCTAAGTATTTTTCAAAATTCAATAATGGCCGCGTTCGCGCGGCCTCTTTCTTATAGGGGATGATATGAAAGAAACAAAAATCACTTTAAAGGAACCGATCGAATGGGGTTCCGAATCAATCAAAGAATTAAATTTTAAAACGCCAAAAGCGAAACACGTTAAGGAAATGAACTTAACTAATCCAGGCGTTAAAGATATTCTTTTATTAGCTAGTAAATTATCAGGCGTTTCGATTTCGGCTTTAGACGAATTGGGGATGGAAGATTTAATGGCGGTAACTGAAATCGTGGGAAACTTATTAACGGGTGGCCAAAAGATTGGAGAGAATGCCTAGCGGCGCTCGCTAAATATTACCATTTTCCGCCGTCGGAACTTTGGGAAATGGACACGGAAGAAATAATTTTTTGGTTAGACCAAATGAACCAACAAATTAAGGCGGCGGAAAAAGCGAGGAAATAATGGCAAAAAATTTCGATGCAAAAATTAGATTGGGCGCGATTGATAACGTATCATCCACGATCGAAAAAATTCGAAGTCAATTTCCAAAACTAGATAAAACAATCACAAGAACAAATTTTCTTTTTGAAAATATGCACAAGAACACGGCGAACCTTCGCGGAAAATTAAACGCGATAGGTTCCGCCATTTCGGGCGCCGGGAAGTCAATGACGACTTTCGCGACCGTTCCGATTGTCGGGGCGATGGGCCTCGCGGTTAAAGCGGCGGCGGATTACGAAACGGCTTTACTCGGAGTCGGAAAAACGACCGATATGCGAGGGAAAGAATTGGCGGACATGGGGGAAAAGTTTCAAATGCTTTCTACCCGAATCCCGCTTTCCTCGGTTGAATTAATGCAATTAGGTCAAACGGCCGCCCAACTAGGCGTTCGTGGGACTAACAATATTTTAAAATTTTCCGAGACAATGGCGAAACTTGCGACCGCTTCAAACGTAGCGGGAGAAGAAGGCGCGACCGACATGGCAAAACTTATTTCGATTACGGGCGGGACGACCGATCAAATTGATCGATTCGCTTCGACGCTAGTCGATCTAGGTAACAATTCCCGAACAACGGAAAAAGATATTCTAAGTTTTGCGACCAGGTTAGGGGCGGCGACCGCGATCTTTGGTATTAGTGGAAAGCAAGCGATGGGCCTTTCGGCCGCTTTAGTTTCAAATGGTATCGAAGCGGAAGCGGGTTCATCTTCCATTCAAAGAGCAATGGGGGCAATGAACAAAGCGATCTTAGCGGGCGGGCGCCCTTTACAAGCGCTTTCAGCTTTAACCGGAATCGCGACTAAAGATATTAAAGAAAAATTTAAAAAAGACGGGATTGGGACTTTAGTCGAATTCGCTCAAGGTTTAAATACGGCCGCCGCTCAAGGGAAAGATATGTCGAAAATGCTGGCCTCTTTTGGCCTTTCGGGCGTTCGCGATATTCAAGTTCTTGGGACGATGGCCACAAAAATAGACGACGTTAAACGAAGTATGAATTTAGCGAATAAGGCCTTCGAAGAAAATACGGCCTTGGATCAAGAATTTAATGCTCAAAAAGAATCGTTAAATAATCAAATGGTTCTTTTAAAAAATAATCTTACAATCTTCGCGGTCAAACTTGGAAATGAGTTAATGCCAATTGTGAAAGATTTAGTTCAAAATGCTTTAATACCTTTTTTAAAATGGGCCACGGATTTCGCTAAAGCGCATCCTGGGATTGTTAAAGTCGCTTTAGCATTGGCCGCAATCGTTGCCGTAGTAGGCCCGATTCTTTGGGCAATCGGCGCAATGGTTAGCGGAATTTCCGGATTGATTACCGCTTGGACGTTTTTATCGGCGGCGTTTATTGCGGTTAAGACGGTTTTAGGAACC